ATCAAAGAGATTTGGTTCAATGGGCGTGATGTCATTGGTTTATTGGCTGATGAACAGTTCAAAGAATTAGAGATGGAAGCCGCCATGCGTTTTCAACATCACAAACTGAACTACAAGATGGAGGACGTATGACCAAAGATGAGGTTTTAAATCTCGCTTTGAAGGCGTTTGGAGAAATAGCATGGAGTAACGAGACGCACTGGCAATCGGTTAGAGCAAGGAGTGCTATTAATGAAATTAAAGAGTATTTAGCACAGCCAGTAGAAGAAAAACTACATCCTGTCCATATTGGCGTTGATGTGACATCAGAAGGAACAGCAGTAACAGCGTTTTATCGTAAGCCTGATTCCGTTATGGAAGTGTTTTACGCGCAATTTCATCCATTGACACACATAGAGCAACCAAAAGTGAGGGTTGGTGACTGCTTGCGGGTTGGTGTTTGTGCGTCAGAAGGCCATAAGATTCAAGCCCAACGAACATGGATAGAGCTAACGGATGAGGATGTGACATTGCTTTGTAATACAGCTAGAACACACGAGCAGACATGGGGAATGTTTGTTCGGACTATTGAAGCAAAGTTAAAAGAGAAAAATGCGCAAGCAAGTTAAACGCAAAAGGTGGGCGTTGATTGACCCGATTCAACATGCCGTGATCGGTGCTTCAATCACCCACCGAAGCAAACTAGACAAACTCAGGGTAATGGAATACTCAGCCCTAGAAGCGATAACTAAGGGCATGGGAACAATTCAGGATTGGCACACCCTTACTGAGGTGTTAAACCTGTCAGAAACGATGGCGAGAGGCGGTGTCGGCCCTGAAGTGCTACCAGTCTGCGAAAAGGCTCAAAAAGCCCTGTTCAAAGCCGCAGAACGATATAACTCAACAATGCGAATTGTGCTTGATGGAGAGGGTATTCAGGCAGTTCGAGAGTTGATCGAATTTGCCGATCTCCAACAATCTAGTATTTCTAGGTCTGAATTTGAAAGATATATTCAGAAAACTAGAGATTATCTAAAATCAAAAAATAATAATGTTGTGGAGATTATCTAATGGATTATCCATCAAAAGCGATTCAATATCTAATAGATACAGCTCCTTTATATGCCAAATCAAAGGCAGATAGGATGTTTCTAGAGGAATTCAGAAAATCAAAAAAAGCCCAATTGATGTCACAAGCAGGAACAGAGGTTCTTGGTAAACAGGAAACCTTTGCTTATGCTCACGCTGATTATGTTGAAATATTAGAGGGCATTCGACAGGCAGTAGAAAAAGAGGAAAATTACAGATGGATGCTAACTGCAGCTCAAGCCAAAATTGAGGTTTGGAGGACACAACAATACTCAATGAGAGCCGAAGTTAAGGCAACCCAATAATGTATTCAAAAAACAAACCAAAGCCAACAGCAGGGGAAAGGTTGCACATTGCCAGAATTAAACTCATGTCATGCATTATTTGCGATTCACCGCCACCAAGTGAATGCCATGAAATTCACCAGGGGCAATGGTATACGTCAATGCCACTATGCGCAGATTGTCACAGGGGTTCGCTTAATGGAATACATGGGCAGCGCAGATTGTGGAATGTTAAAAAGATGGATGAATTGGCAGCACTAAATGAAACAATGCGCAAATTGTGCGAGGAAATGCCATTAAAAAGCGATAAAAGCCCCTTCTAAGCCTTTTTTATACTCAATTGATACTTGGATAGCATAGACGCAAAAAAAGCCCCTAAAGGCTTAAATTTCAGACAAGAAAAAACCCTCCGAAGAGGGTTTGATCTATCGTCTAGTTAATATTCGTAAGATTAGGGCAAGGGTTGCATATATCATTCAGCCCTCACCAAAACAAGAGCATCGTTTTTACATTGTTCTATTTCATCAGGGCTTAAACCCAAAGACAAGCCAGGCAAAAGCCTTGTAATTCTCTCGCTTTGCTCATCGGTAGGTGCAATAATTCCAAGATACAGGGCTTGCGTTAAAGCTTCTAATTGTGTCATTTTTAATCCTTAAATAGTACAGCAACCACAGCATGGCGCATCAATACAGCGCCCTGATTTATTTCTGTAGTATTCGTGGCCACCGATACTAAAGACATCGGAAACCCGTTTTTTTTGGCCTAAATAAGCCCCTGAATCAAAATTACAATCCCCTGGCTCACACAAAAAAGCTTGTTTTGTCGCTGTATCGTATGTAATTTGATCCCCTGGCATGATAGGCGCACCAGATAGGGCGCATCGGCCCTTATATTTTGCAATCATTGTCTTATGCATAGTGAACCCCTTTAATTTGAACAAAACCGCCATTGTCATTTTTAGCTTTACCTTTAGCATATAAGGCAACAACTACTGATTTAGGTTCAATATGGCGCACGTCGCTATTGTCTCCATCAATTACAGGCCAGCCCCTAAAATTGTCAGGGATATCGCTCTGCTTTTGAAAAACTACAGCCGTACGAGCATTATTCGGGTTAGTTAAGCCCTTAATTGATATCGGTTTTGGGGTAATGGCTGAAAAACTATAAGTAAGATCATAATTACCCGCTGTTTTCCCGTCTAATTTGCGTGAAGGATGTTTTGTATAATCGTAAAACTGTACGTCAGGAAACAACTGAAAAATTGTTTTTCCATCATGCACAATAATATTCTCAAAAGCGATATCACTTGTGCCATTAGGGCGCACCAATGGAATAAGACCGATGCGCTTTGCTTTGTTAGCCAAAGACCACACGTCAGCGCACAATGAAAGCATAAAAGCTTCTTGATTATTGTAGAAAAACTGTGTTTTTGCTTCTCTGGCTTTTTGTACGCTATTGAAAGCTCCACGGCCAGCGCTTTTTAGGCAGCCATAAAAGCAGCCAGCAAGCTTTGCTAAAGGGCAAATGATTTCATCGGGTACTAAGTAAACGATACCCGTCAAATAACCGATTTTTTCTCCCTTAACTGTTTTTGCGGATGACTCCCCTAGAATTGTTTTATAGGGTAGACCAAGGGTTGCCAGGATTGTTTTGTAAGGATTTTTCATTGTTCACACCTATCAATAAAAGAAAATTATTTAACCAAAACATCAAAATAAGCCAGTAGACCTATGCAAAGCATTAGACCTATCACAATGGCTGCAAAGATATCTAAAAGAGTGTTTTTCATGTTGACGCCTATCAGTTGTACTAGATCCGCTAGTTCGGTATGTATAGAGTAGCAAAGAAAAAAGAAAAAAACATAGGGATAAACCCTTAGATGATAGAATTTATTTAAATTATTTATTGGATAAGGTTCGGACAATGCCAAGGCCCCCAAAATCTGACACGGTTCAATTCCGCCGAAAACTAGACAACCCTAAGCTGCAAATACTTTTAGCCGCTGGACAAGGGAATATCTCTCAAGGCTTCGAGAACATACTAGCCCTTTATCAACACGTGCACTCTCAAGGATACAGAAGCGATGAACCATTGGAGACAATAGGGTTAGTAACGAACCTCGCGGAAACAAACGAACAGCCCCAATGAAGATCAATCTAGTGTAGGTAAGGTAAGGGAATCAATAGGGAACGAATAGGGAAACCTAGTAAACCAAAATAATCCAAGTACCCCAATAAAGCACCTCATCTGTCCCATACATAGGACAATAGGACAATAGGACATTTGCTGCATAGGGTAAACCCTGATCTGTATGCCTGGACAGTACTGGATAGATAGACAGTAGTAGAAACCCTGGTGTTGGTGTTGATGGGGGGGGAGGGGGTAGGTGGGAGTAGTAGATATTTGTGGTGCTTCCCCCATTCAGAAAAAGCTAAAACGAAAAGGAGTCCAAATGGAAGCTCAGTTGAAAAGAGGAAGAGGAAGACCTAAGGGGTCTGTAAAGATGACGATACAGAGGTTTGCTGATAACCCGCCTGCTGTATTGCCTAAGACAGACCACCAGAGGCTCAAGGAGCTTAAGGAGTTGATGATTAGGAGTGGAGGTAAGGATGTTGCTCAGAAGGTGATAGAGATAGCTTTGAATGACGACCATCCACATCAATTGGTTGCACTCAAGATGTGTTTAGACAGGACATTACCTGTGAGTATGTTTGAGAAGGACAAGAGCCAAAGGAGTGCTGTCACAATCAATATCACTGGCTTGGGACAAGAACCAATGGTAGTAGACGCTAACCCTGTTGACGATGTAGAGGCTAAATATGGCTGATTTGAACTTTAGCTTGCTTCCTTGGCAACAAGAGGTATTTAAGGATACGACACGCTTTAAGGTAGTGGCTGCTGGTCGTCGCTGTGGTAAGTCTAGGATGGCGGCTGTAACGCTCTTGATTGAGGGACTCAAGTGTCCACAAGGCTCTGCGGTACTCTATGTATCGCCTACTATGGGACAATCAAGACAGATTATCTGGGACTTGCTGTTAGACCTTGGTAGGGACATTATCCAGAACTCCCATGTGAACAACTTAGACATCACTCTGATAAACGGAGCAAGAATCTATGTTCGTGGTGCTGACCGACCCGATACCCTTCGTGGTGTTAGTCTAACGTACGCAGTGTTAGACGAGGTAGCCGACATTAAGCCTGAAGCATGGGAACAAGTTATCCGAGCATCTCTATCTGATAAACGAGGAAGGGCTTTGTTTATTGGAACTCCTAAAGGGCGTAATTGGTTCTATGACACCTTTAAACTGGGTGAAAGTGAAGATGATCCTGACTGGAAGAGTTGGCACTTCACCACCGCAGACAACCCTTTGATTGACCAGAAAGAGATTGAGTCTGCCAAGAAGACTTTGAGTTCCTTTGCTTTTAAGCAGGAATACATGGCGAGCTTCACCAATGCAGGTTCAGACATCTTCAAAGAAGAATGGATCAAGTATGGAGTAGAGCCGAACTATGGAAGCTATTACATTGCTGTTGACCTTGCAGGATTTGAGGAAGTTGCCAAACAAGCGGCTAACTCTAAGAAGCGTCTGGATGAATCTGCTATCTCTATTGTGAAGGTGACAGACGATGGGAAGTGGTTTGTTCAGAAGATTGAGCACGGAAGATGGGATATTCGAGAGACTGCCGCTAAGATTCTGATGGCTATTCGTGACTACAGACCTTTAGCTGTAGGGATTGAGAGGGGGGCGCTAAAGAACGCTGTTTTACCCTACTTGAGTGACCTTATGCGAAAAAACAACACATTTGCGCATATTGTGGATTTGACACATGGGAATAGAAAAAAAGCAGACAGAATCATCTGGGCTTTACAAGGTAGGTTCGAGCATGGCAGAATTGTGTTAAATTCTGAGGAAGATTGGGATGAGTTTGTAGACCAGTTAATCCTGTTCCCTGCTCAAGGTGTCCACGATGACCTACCTGACTCCCTTAGTTACATTGACCAACTAGCTGTTACATCGTATATGGAAGACGATGATAGTGAGGATTGGGAGCCACTGGACATAATTTCGGGCTGTTAATTTAAAAATGACGCTTAATTTGACAAAAACTTGTAAAGGCTGTTTTCAGGTTAAGCCTATTTCATTGTTTCATAAACATAAACAAATGGCAGATGGGCATTTAAATTTTTGCAAAGTCTGTCATTATGAAAAAACTAAGCTTAATAGATTAGCTAATCCTGAGTCAAGAAAAGCAGAACACGCTAGATTGCGTGAAAGAGAAGGCTTTATGACTATGGCTGAATATACTGAAAAGAGACAAAAAAATTCAAAAGGTAGAAAAGCGACTTTAAGAGATTACGTTTTAAAAAATAAAGAAAAAATAAAAGCTTACCAACAAAAATATGACCAAGAAAACAAAGAACGTATTGCTTTAAGAAAAGCAGAAACTATTTCTAAAAGAAGAGAAGTTAAAAAATTGTGGATTAAAAATAATCTTGGACTTGTATTGGCTTACTCTGCTAAAAGAAGAGCTGCAAAATTACAACGCACACCAAGTTGGTTGACGGAATTTGATAAATTGAAAATACAATGCTACTATCAGGTAGCATCTATGCGATCACGAGAAAGTGGTCAAAACTGGCATGTTGATCATATAATCCCGTTGCAGGGCGAAAATGTTTGCGGACTTCATGTGCCAAACAACTTGCAAATTATTCCCGCAATTGAGAATATGCGTAAGAACAATCACTATGAGGTCTGAAAATGGCTAAAAACACCTATGAATTTGATGAGCCGTCTGATTCCGACAAGGAATTAACCGCCTTTGTTGTTAACCATTGTGATCGCTGGCGTGATTACCGAGATACCAACTATCTAGAAGAATGGCTTGAATATGAGCGTATCTTCAATGGTGAGTGGGCTGTTGAGGATAAAACTCGTGATTCCGAGCGTTCAAGAATTGTTACTCCCGCTACCCAACAAGCTGTAGAAACCCGCCATGCCGAAATCATGGAGGCTATCTTTGGTCAAGGTGAGTTCTTTGACATCCAAGACGATATTCGTGATGTCAACAACAATCCATTAGATGTTGCTGCTATCAAGGCTCAACTCATGGAAGACTTCAAGGTTGATAAGATTCGCAAATCTATTGACCAAATTGAGTTGTTAGCAGAACTCTATGGTACTGGTATCGGTGAGATTGTTGTCAAAACAGAGAAAATCTTTGTTCCCGCTACACAAGCAATCCCTGGTCAAATGGGACAAGCGGCTATTGGTGTTGTCGAAAAAGACCGCATTGCCGTAAAGATTGTTCCTGTTAACCCTAGAAACTTCTTGTTTGACCCTAACGGCACATCTATTGATGACTGTATGGGTGTGGCTGTAGAGAAGTATGTTTCTATCCACAAGGTCGTTAAAGGTCAGGAAGATGGTATCTATCGCAAGGTACAAATTGGTACTGATTCGATGGATACAGACTTAGAGCCTACCCAAGAGATTACTCAATACGAAGACGACAAAGTTAAACTGTTGACCTACTATGGTCTAGTTCCTAGGGAATACCTTGAGCAACTAGAAAACGAAGATGGTGAAGTAGAGGACTTGTTCCCTGAAGACTCTGTTCAGGACGAGTATTCCGATCTAGTTGAGGCAATTGTCGTGATTGCAAATGATGGTGTTCTTCTGAAGGCAGAAAAGAACCCATACATGATGAAAGACCGCCCAATCCTTGCGTATCAGGACGACACAGTTCCTAATCGTTTGTTGGGTCGTGGTACTGTAGAGAAGGCTTACAACTCACAGAAGGCTATTGATGCCCAAGTTCGTAGCCACTTAGACTCTTTGGCGCTTACTACAAGCCCGATGATGGCTATGGATGCTACTCGTTTGCCTCGTGGTGCTAAGTTTGAAGTTAAGCCAGGCAAGGCTATCCTGACAAACGGCAATCCTAATGAGATTCTGTTTCCATTCAAGTTTGGCAATACTGATGGCTCTAACCTGACGACTGCTAAAGAGTTTGAGCGTATGCTTTTACAGGCTACTGGTACGCTAGATTCTCAAGGAATGGTGTCTGCAGTTTCTCGTGATGCAGGTCAAGGTGGTATTTCGATGGCTGTAGCCTCGATTATCAAGAAATACAAGCGTACATTGGTGAACTTCCAAGAGGATTTCATGATCCCCTTCATCACCAAAGCGACTTACCGCTATATGCAGTTCGACCCAGAGCGTTACCCTACTGTGGACATGAAGTTTATTCCGACTGCCGCATTGGGAATCATTGCTCGTGAGCATGAACAACAGCAGTTTATTGCGCTTTTGCAGACCCTTGGCCCAAATACACCTGTTTTGCCAGTCATTCTCAAGGGAATCATGGCGAATTCCTCTCTGTCAAACCGCTTTGAGTTGATTGAGATGCTCGACAAGATGTCACAAGGCGATCCACAAGCCCAACAAGCTCAACAGATGCAACAACAGTTGGCTATGCAGTTGGCACAGGCTCAGATTGCTGTCCAAACGACTCAAGCAAAACAGAATGAAGCTGAGGCTCAGAAGTTGTTAACAGAGGCTCAATTGATGCCTATTGAGTTGCAAGCTAAGAGCATGGCTGCTACGACTAAGAATCTGCCAAACGAAGATGCTTTAGCTTCTAAAGAGTTTGATAAGCGAGTCAAGATTGCTGAATTGATGCTTAAAGAAGCAGATATTCAGAACAAGGCTAAGATTGTTGAAAAACAGATGACTAAACAATGACACCTGAACTGCAGAAATATTACGAAGAGCGATTCACCACTATGTCCACTCAAGGTTGGGTGGATTTAATGGAAGATGTTGACAAGATGATTGAACCTTTGAATAATATTTCAACAATTGCAGATGAAAAGACTCTACAATTTCGCAAAGGTGAGTTATCAATACTTATTTGGCTGAAAAACTTAAAACAAGTCAGCGAGCGAGCATTTGAGGACTTAAATGAAAAGAATGTATGAATTCGCCTGTGTAAATGGGCATAAAACAGAGAGATTTGTTGATTATGAGGCAACAATTCTCAAATGTGAGTGCGGTGAGGAAACTCATCGTGTTCTATCAGCGCCAGCATTTCGACTAGAAGGTTGGTCTGGCTCTTTCCCAACGGCATATAGCAAGTTTGGCAAGAGTCATACTGACAAGTTGAAGGCTGAACGCAAAGCCAACTCATAAGCAATTATGCCGAGTTGAATCTCCTACAACCGAAAGCGGCAGGAAAAGGAAATTAGTATGTTGATTGACGATGACAAAGAAGTGTTTGGTGAGTTAGAAATTGAAGAGCAGAAGATCGCTCAAAAGGCTGAACTTCCTGAGAAATACAGGGACAAAAGTTTAGACGAGATTGTGAAGATGCACCAAGAGGCTGAAAAGCTCATTGGTAAGCAAGCACAAGAAGTGGGTGAAGTCCGTAAGCTCGCAGATGAACTCCTAAAACAGAACCTTAGTTCTAGACAGCAACAGACAAAAACGGAAGAGCCTGAAGTAGATTTCTTTGAGAATCCACAGAAGGCAGTTCAACGGACAGTTGATAATCACCCTGACATCCTAGCTGCACGACAAGTGACGTTAGAGATGAAAAAGGCACAGATTCAGCAGAAGTTGGCTCAAGAACATCCCGATTTTGGCGACATCGCTAAAGATCAGGACTTTGCGAACTGGGTGAAGTCTAGCCCTGTGCGTCTAAAGTTGTTCGAGCAAGCAGACTCTGGATATGATTACGACTCAGCTAATGAACTGCTGTCTACTTACAAGCAACTTCGTAGCGTGAAGACTAAGCAAGCAAGTGATGCTGGAGAAGCCACTCGCAAGCAGAATCTAAAGGCTGTTGGAGTTGATGTTGGTGGTTCTGGAGAATCTTCTAAGAAGGTTTATCGTAGGGCTGACCTTATTCGGCTGAAAATGCAAGACCCTGGTCGTTATGAGATGCTGAGTGACGAGATCATGCAAGCGTACTCTGAAGGCCGAGTTAAGTAACTTTTTTTTAATTTTGGAGATTTAATTATGGCAAATACCGCCTTTTCCCCCACAAATAGTGTAACCACCACATCCGCAGCTAACTTTATTCCAGAGATTTGGAGTGATGAAATTGTTGCCGCCTATAAAAAGAACCTCGTATTGGCCAACTTGGTCAAGAAAATGTCTTTCAAAGGCAAAAAGGGTGACACAGTTAACATCCCTAGCCCTGCTCGTGGCAATGCTTCTGCTAAAGCCGCTACAGATGCAGTTACTCTGATTGCTGAAAGCGACACTAACATTCAAGTGTTGATTAACAAGCACTATGAGTACTCACGTTTGATCGAAGACATCGTCGAAGTTCAAGCCCTGACATCTTTGCGTTCTTTCTACACAGAAGACGCAGGTTATGCTTTGGCTAAACGCATCGACACAGACTTGGTTCAATTGGGTCGTGCTTTCAATGGCGCTACAGTTGGCACTGATGACTATGCTACAAGCAACACTACTACCAAAGCCTATATCGGCTCTGATGGTACTACTGCTTACAACAGCACAACATCAAACGCTGCCGCGTTGACTGATGCTGCTATCCGTCGCACTATTCAGCGCTTGGACGACAACGACATTCCTATGGATGGTCGTTTCTTCCTGATTCCTCCTTCAAGCCGTAACACTTTGATGGGTCTGGCTCGTTACACCGAGCAAGCCTTCATTGGTAATGGCGATGCGATCCGCAATGGTGAAATCGGTCAACTGTACGGCATGGCTGTGTTCGCCACATCCAATGCTGATACTGGTGCTGGTTCTTCTGGTACAGACCGCATCTGCTTGATGGGCCACAAAGACTCTATGGTCTTGGTTGAGCAATTGGGTATCCGTTCACAGACTCAGTACAAGCAAGAGTACCTTGGTACATTGTTCACTGCTGACACTCTGTATGGTGTGAAGGCTTTGCGTACAGCCGCATCTAGCTCTGCAGCTAATGCTTCTGGCGCTTACGCTTTGGCAGTTCCTGCTTAATGTTGCCACTTTCCCCTCGCCTTAATCGGTGGGGGGATTTTTTCTTAATTTAGGAGGAATTCATTATGGCAACCGCATCTTCAGTTGTAACTCGTCGTGGAAACGATCAATTTCGTGGACTTTTTAGCGATACATGGGCAGTAACTTGCACATTGAACGCTGGTTCATTGGTTGATGGTGCAGGCGAGACAGACGATGTAACAGTACCAGGCGTAGCCCTTGGCGATATGGTTCTTTGCTCATCTTTGGCAGTAGACTTGGTTGGTTTGACAGTTACAGGTTATGTTTCTGCTGCAAACACAGTCAAGTTCCGTGTTCAGAATGAGTCTGGTTCTACTGTTGACTTGGCTTCTGCAACAATGGACATTGTTATTGTTCGCATGGTCTAATCTAAAGGGGGCTAATAACCCCCTTTTCTTCGGAGATTCTTATGGCTACCTTTAAGTGCTTACAAAGTGGGCAAACAGTAACTTTCACGCTTCAACATGATATTGATAGCATGAAGGGTCATGCAGGTTATGTCAGAATTGATGAAGAGCAAAAAGAGTCTTTTGAAAAGCCTTTAATATTGTCTCAACCACAGCCTATCAAGAAGATGGGGCGTCCAAGGAAAGTAGCAAATGTCTGAGATTGATCCAAGAGAATTTGGCAAACTAGAAGCCCAAGTTGAAGCTCTACAGTCAGAAGTTCATGCTATGCGAGAAGATATTAAAGCCCTTTTAGAGATGGCAAATCGTTCTAAAGGCGGTATGTTTGTTGGTATGGCAATAGCATCTGTACTGGGTGGTATTGTTTCTTTTGTTGCAACCAAGATAATTCGTTAAGGAGAAATCATGTACGGAAAAACCAAGATGACTAGCTCTAAGATGCCTAAGAAGAAGGAGAAGACTGCTCCTTTGGCTATTATGATTGCTGTTGGTAAGCCTCGTGCTATGCCTACTCGTGGTGGTCGTACAGCAACTAACATGATGAAGAAATCAGGTCGTGGCAAATGAAAAAGACCAAAGCAGAGGCAAAAATCTCTAAGGTTATGCGAGAGTACAAAGCAGGTACTCTGCACTCTGGCAAGGGTGGCCCTGTGGTTAAAAAGCCTAAACAGGCGGTTGCCATTGCTTTATCGCAAGCAGGTATGTCTAAGCCAAGGATGAAGAAATGAAACAGGGTCTTTACGCCAATATCAATGCCAAACGAGAACGCATCAAGGCGGGTTCTAAGGAAAAGATGCGTAAGGTAGGCTCAAAAGGCGCTCCAACAGAGGCCGCTTTCAAGGCTGCGGCTAAGACTGCTAAGAAGAAATGACTTCTCCTGTTTGGCAAAGAAAAGAAGGAAAATCTGCTTCTGGGGGCTTGAATGCCAAAGGAAGAGCATCGTATAATGCAGAAACAGGTGGTAATTTAAAAGCACCAGTCAAGTCGGGAGATAACCCTCGTAGGGCATCCTTTTTAGCACGAATGGGCAATATGCCTGGCGCTGAGATGAAAGATGGAAAGCCTACCCGACTTTTACTTTCTCTTAGAGCTTGGGGCGCATCGTCCAAGGAAGACGCTAAAGCTAAGGCCGCAGCGATCTCTAAGAGGAATAAGAAGTGAGACCAGTTTCAGTCGCAGCAACGCCAACAGCGGCAACATTGACTACTGTTTATACAGTACCGACTGGATATTATGCTCTCTTTAACCTGATGTACCTCCACAATACAACAGGCTCGACTAAATCAATTACTGCTCAATGGTACGACTCAAGTGCCGCAACATCCTACGATATTCTTAGTAGCTATAGCATGAGTTCCAAAGAATATTTGAAATTTGATGGTGGTGCTTACATTGTGTTGGAAGAAGGAGACCAATTCCGAGTAACAACAGAGTCTGGTAGTACATTCTCGGTACTTGGGACATTTGAGCTATATGGAGCACAAAGAACATGACCTACTTAGAACTTGTTAACGATGTGCTAATTCGCTTGCGTGAAAGCACAGTATCTACTGTTGGCGAAACAACATATTCTTCTTTAATTGGCAAGTTTGTCAATGATGCCAAGCGTCAGATCGAAGACACATATACTTGGAATTGCTTGTCACAAACAGTAACAATTTCAACTACTGGTGGCACACATTCTTATTCTTTAACAGGTGTTGGTCAAAAGTTCCGTGTGATGGATGCTCTCAACACAACTAGCAATGTTGTGATGGGTGATGTTCCTTTCACGAGCATGAATCGTAAGTTGAACTTTGTGACTCCTGTTCAAGGAATCCCATCTGAATACTGCTATAACGGAGTAGATTCTAGTGGTGACACAAAGATTGATTTGTACCCAATTCCTGATGGCGTTTACACAATTCTGTTTGATGTGATTGTTCCTCAAGCAGCATTGTCTTCTGACTCTACATCTGTCAAAGTCTTGGACTATTTGGTAG